TGACTGGCTGATCGACAATGCGACCGGCGAGAAGGTGAAGTACGTCGGGCCGAAGTCCAAGACCACCAGTCAGACCGCTATCGACCTGTCCAACCCGGAGCAGGTGCAGGCCATCGCCACACAGACTCTGACCCAGATGATCGGTCGTGCTCCGACCGATAAGGAGCTGGCCCAGTTCAAGGCTACGCTCAACGGGTACGAGAAGTCGCACCCCGAGACAACGACTACCACCGACACTTACGACGACATGGGTAACGTCAGCGCTAGTAACGTGGTCCACAGTGGCGGCGTTACAGACGCCGCACGTCAGACGGTACTGGGTGAGGGAGTTCAGAAGACCAAGGAGTACGGAAAGTATCAGGCCGGTACGACGTACTTCAACTCTCTGATGCAGATGATCGGCGGTGGCTGATGACCGTGATGGGCAATGACATCATCAACTACCTCAAGCAGTTCATCGGCACCAACTACGTCTGGGGCGGGAACGATCTCAAGAGCGGTGTCGACTGCTCTGGCCTGGTTCAGCAGGGCTTTGCCAAGTTCGGTATCAACCTTCCCCGCACCAGCTATCAGCAGTGGTCGCAGGGCACGGCTGTAGACATGAAGGGCCTTCGCCCTGGAGATCTGGTGTTCTTCGACACGGACCGAGCCAAGCCCGGTCCTGACCATGTGGCTATCTATATGGGCGGCGGGAAGATGCTCGAGGCCCCAAGGCCTGGCAAGAAGGTTCAGGTCACCGACATGACCCAGAGCTACTACAGCGACAGCTTCATGGGTGGACGTCGCATCAGCGGCGTCTGGGCAGAGAACCAGAACCCCGGCGATCAAGCTGATCCGACCAAGGTGATGACGCCAGAAGAGCTGGCGTCCTCCTACGGGTTCACCTACGCGTTCCTCGAAGGCAACAAGGATCTAAAGAAGATCTTCGGTGAGGCAGTGAAGGACACCTGGAGCACCCAGAAGTTCCAGGCTGCGATCAGGGATACCAACTGGTGGAAGACCAACTCGGACACCATGCGTCAAGCTCAGCTCACCCAGAAGACAGACCCTGCCACGTGGGACGCGATGGTAGACGCCGAGACCGTGAAGGTAGCCCAGCTTGCTGCTGAGGTTGGTGCTGCGATTCCTTCGAAGAAGATGAGGGACCTGGTCAACACCGCACTGAAGACCAACCTCGATGAGGATGGACTGCGCAACCTGCTCGGCAAGTACGTGGACTTCACGAAGAACGGCACGCTTCAGGGAGAAGCGGGCATGCACGAGTTCACCATGAAGGAGTACGCAGCCAACATGGGAATCCAGCTCGACGACCAGACGATCAAGAACCAGGCTCAGCGAGTGATCCGAAAGGTGGCTACCACCCAGGATTACGAGTCCCTCGTCCGCGACCACGCGAAGTCGATGTACCCAGCCTACGCCCAGCAGATCGACGCGGGGCAGACGCTCAAGGACATCGCGTCGCCCTACACCCAGATGATGGCCCAGACTCTTGAGATCCCTGACACTGACATCACGGTATTCGATCCGACTATCAAGGGTGCTCTTAACGGCCTGTCTGCTGATGGTAAGCCTACCGGCCTCAGCCTCACAGACTTCCAGCAGAAGCTCCGAAGCGATCCTCGATGGACCAAGACTACCCAAGCCCAGAACAACGTCTTTAACGTGGGACATCAAGTCCTCAAACAGATGGGTCTCACATCGTAAGGGAGGGACAGTGGCCGCTAACAAACTGCTAGACCTCCTGTACCAGGCTGGCTTCCGTGGTCGAGGTCTGGACATCGCCTACGCTGTAGCGATGGCCGAGTCTTCCGGTAACGCAAGGGCGCACAACCCCAACGCTGGCACCGGCGACAACTCCTACGGCCTGTTCCAGATCAACATGCTGGGAAGCATGGGTCCGGCGAGACGCAAACAGTTCGGTCTGAGTTCCAACGACGACCTGTTCGATCCGCTGACCAACGCCAAGGTTGCCTTCAGGATGAGCAACGGCGGTAAGAACTGGGGGCCGTGGTCTACGTACAACAGCGGTGCTTACCAGCAGTACATGGGCAAGTCTCAGACGGCGGGCATCAGTCACAACTCCAGCGGCTCTGGCACCGTGAACGACAGTTCAGGAGGCACCGCTACGGCGGCGCCCATGACCAGAGGCGAGACAGCCGAGAGCTACGGGTTCGTGCAGTCCATGTTCGACGCCATCCCCGAGCTGAAGAAGAAGTTCGATCAGGCTGTCAAGGGTCAATGGTCCCCCGAGAAGTTCCAGGCTGCGATCAGGGATACCAACTGGTGGAAGACGCACTCCCAGCAGGAGCGCGACTACCTGACCAAGCAGTACGGGGATCCCGCTACGGCCAAGCAGGAGTTCCATACTGCGTACACGCATATCCAGCAGATGGCTGGACAGCTCGGTATCCAGGTGAACGACCAGAACAAGAAGTTCCTGAACGCCATGGCTTACAACGTGGCTGCCCGTGGCTGGTCTGATGACCAGCTCCGCATGGAGATGGGCAAGCATGTCTACTTCGATGGTGACAACTGGAACGGACAGGGCGGGGAAGAGCAACAGAAGCTGCACGACTACGCGTACTCGATGGGCGTCACCATGTCCGGCACGTGGTACGCGAACTCTTCTCGGGACATCATCCGAGGCAAGGCTACGGAACAGACGTTCCAGTCGCAGATCCGTAAGCAGGCTAAGGCGCTGTTCCCGAACTGGTCCAAGCAGATCGATGCTGGCCAGTCGGTAGCCGACCTGGCCAATCCGTACCTGACTACGATGAGCCAGATCCTCGAGCTGCCTGGAGGCAGCATCAATCTGTTCGACCCGACGGTCAAGAAGGCATTGCAGTACAAGGATCCGACAACCGGGCAGAGCACGGTCAAACCTCTCTGGCAGTTCGAGAACGAACTCCGTGGTGATCCTCGCTGGAAGAAGACGCAGAACGCACAGGACAGCTTGATGCAGGTGGCGCACCAGGTTCTGTCTGACTTCGGCCTGAAGTACTAAGGAGGTATCTATGGCAACCACCGATGCTCCGGTCAAGCTGTCCACGCAACAGCAGCTCGACGCAGCTAAGGCCCAGCAGAAGGCCAACGAGGCTAGGCTCAAGATCCTCCAGATCAACCAGAGCCACCTGAAGAAGCCGAGTGCGAACAACTTCGCTGCGGTCGCACGGTACAAGGCCCAGATGGCTGCGTACACCGCACAGTACAAGGCGCTGTCGGCGAACAACGCGGCCCTGGTCAAGTCGATCCCTCAGCTCCAGAACAAGGTGTACGAGGAGACCGGGCAGTACGACAAGCTTCTGACCGGGACCAATCGAGACGCTTACATGGCGCTCAAGTCGGTGTTCACCTCGTACGGGCTCGGCTCACTGGCGGACAAGATCTACAACTACGTGAAGAACGGCGAGTCTGCGGACACCATCTCGATCGAACTCCAGGACACCCCGGAGTACAAGCAGAGGTTCGCAGGCAATGAAGCGAGAAAGGCTGCTGGCCTTCCTGTCCTTTCCCCCGCCGATTACCTCGCCACCGAGGCGAGCTACCACCAGATCATGCAGCAGGCCGGACTCCCGTCCGGCTTCTACGATCAGCCCTCGGACTTCAACAACTGGATCGGGAAGAACATCTCGCCCTCGGAGATCCAGTCCAGGGTTGACCTGGCCTCGCAGGCTACGATCCTGTCCAACCCTCAGTACCGTCAGGCGCTGAACCAGATGGGCATAGATGACGCTCACCTGACTGCGTACTTCCTCGATACCACCAAGGCCTTGCCGTACCTCCAGAAGGCTGCGGCCACCGCTCAGGTGGGCGCTGAGGCCCTTCGTCAGAACCTCCAGTTCGATCAGGGTTACGCGGAGCAGCTTGCGACTATGGGTATCTCGGCCGACCAGGCACGCCAGGGCTACCAGCAGATCGCCGGTGAACTGGACACCATGAAGGCCCTGGGTGGCTACTACGGCGAGGAGTGGAACCAGCAGCAGTCAGAGGCTGCGACCTTCGGAACCTCTGGTGCCGCAACAGCACAGAAGAAGCAGGGGCGCCTGCTCTCGCAGGAGCGAGGCGCCTTCTCGGGCAACGCAGGTTCGGCCACAGGTCGAGGCGGATTGTCTCAGGCTAACCGAACAGGATGATGGTGTAGGGCGGGTTCGACTCCCGCCCCATCCACCATTGCAAGGATCGACCGGCCCCTTGCGATGTAGCTAAGACCGGGCGCAACACCAATCATCGACGAGCGGAGCTTACGCACCCCTGCGTATGTCTCTTGGCGTCACACTCAAAGGGAGAGGTCACTATGACCAACTGGGGTTTCGACGAAAACGACAACGACGGCAGCAGCCTGGGCAACGACACCGAACTCAACGGCCCTAAGGCACTGCGAACCGCCTACGAGAAGCAGAAGGCGCAGATCGACGATCTCACTTCGAAGCTGACGAGCTTCATGGAGCGCGAAGAGAAGGCCAAGCTTGCTTCCGTTTTCGAGAACCTGGGCGTCCCGGGTGCACAGAACGTGTACACCGGTGAGGCCGATCCGGAGAAGGCCAAGGCGTGGGTTGAATCCATGCGTGGCGTCTTTGGTGGCAATCAGGGGGAGACCCCGTCCGTTGCCGACACGAGCCAGGCCGCTGAACCGGTACTGCCTGCGTCCATGCAGGCCCAGTTCCAGCGGATGAGTGAAGCAGGTCAGAACGGTACCCCGACGGGGAACCTCGAGGCTGCTCAGGCTTCTATCGGTGACGCTTCCAGTAACGCTGACATCATCGCGGCTTTCGAACGATTGAACCGCATGTGACATACCTAAGGAGTTGTAATGGCTAACGCCTTTACCGGCACTACGGCAATGGCGAACCTCGTCCAGACCGCGTACGACCGCGCTCTTGAGTTCGCCCTCCGTGCCCAGCCCATGTTCCGCATGATCGCTGACAAGCGACCTGTCCAGCAGTCGATGCCGGGTTCGTCCGTCGTCTTCTCTCTGTACCAGGACCTTGCTCAGTCGATCACCCCGCTCAACGAGCTGGTTGACCCGGACGCCGTTGCGGCCGGTAACCCGACGACCGTGTCCGTCACTCTGAACGAGTACGGTAACGCGATCCTCGTGTCCAACAAGCTCGACCTGTTCTCGTTCACCGACGTGACCGCCGGTCTCGTCAACCAGGTGGCGTGGAACCTGATCGACTCGGTTGACCTTCTGGTCCAGAACGTCCTTGCTGCGGGTACGCAGACGCTTCGGCGTGACGGTACGACTGGTGCTATCGGCTACGGCTTCGGCTCCACGCCGACCAACCCGGTTGCCCTGACCTCTATCGGCACCTCTGGTTCTGCCGGTAACTCGACCCTGTCTTCCGACATGGCCCGGTTCGCTGTCACTCAGCTTCGCACCAACAAGGTCCACCCGAACAAGGGCTCGTACTACACGGCCTACGTTCACCCGCAGGCTTCCTTCGACCTGAAGAAGGAGACCGGCGCTGGCTCGTGGCGTCAGCCGCACGAGTACTCGGCTCCCGGCAACATCTGGGCGTCCGAGCTGGGCGAGTACGAGGGTGCCTGCTACATCGAGACGCCTCGTGCCCAGAACGTCCAGGCCGGTGCTGGTGCTGGTGGTTCCCAGGTTCGTGTGTTCAACACGTACTTCACTGGTCAGCAGGCTCTTGCTGAAGCGGTCGCTGAAGAGTTCCACACGGTCCGTGGTCCGGTCGTCGACAAGCTCACCCGCTTCCAGCCTCTCGGTTGGTACGGCGTGGCCGGTTGGAGCCTGTACCGTCCGGAGTCCCTGATCGTGGCGCAGACGTCCTCGACGGCCCGCCCGACTACCTGATGAACCGAGGGGCCGAGTCTCGCAAGGGGGCTACGGTCGTCAAACTCTGAGCGGCCCCTCTCCATCCAAGGAGGATAAATGTCTGGTCTCGACAATACGAGCTACACGGTTCGTTCGGTTACCGCCGCGACGACAGCAACGAACAACGACTACGTCATCGCGGTTTCGCCTGGCGCCAACCCGACGAACGTTGCCCTTCCTGACCCCACAACGGTTCAGCCCGGTCGCAACTACGTCATTCGCCGTGATGCCACTGCGACCAACGTCGTGAACATCACCGGAAACATCAATGGTGTGGGTGTCGCCACCCATGCGGTTGGTGCGGCTGGCGCCATCAGCGCCACCGAAGTGTACAACAACGGTACGACCTGGCTCACCGACAAGGCGCCGGGCGCTTAAGCAAGGAGGAAAGGGAGCTTCAGTGGCTACATGGATCTTCACCACGCCTACGGTTGCTGAGGCTCCCTTCGCGTGGAACCCGCTCATGGAGCGCTACAGGATGAACCGGGGATTGTCTGTCGTTGAAGTCTCGCCCTGCGTGTACGAAACAACTCGATACGACGCGTACACCAACGAGATCGGCGCAGTCAATCTCCCGGTCAATCCGAACGCACAGGACACTGACTTCTGGCCAGCCCCTTCGGCTGGCCTTCACTACTTTCGCGGGGGATACGAACACCTCGTGGACGACGCAACCAAGGCTTGCCTGATCTCTTCAGGCGTAGCAGACAACAGCAACTTCGTTCTAGCACCCAACCAAGGCTTCGGTCAGGGCGGCTTCGGAGAAGGAGGCTTCGGCTCTTGACGTACACACCTATCGCTCCGGGGACGCTCACCTGGGATGTTCCGGTCAACGCCGCGTTCGTCGATCAGGACACCAGGATCACCGCGAACACGGCCACCAACGTAACGCAAGACAGCAGGCTCACGCTGATCGAAGGCAACGAACAGCTTCAGGCTCCCGATGCAGGATGGATCGCATGGAACTACGATCCCGCCCTCGGGCAGGGATCTACCGGCCTGGTGACTGGCCAGCTCTACATGGCACGTATCGACGTAATGACCGCTACCACCGCGATCAACGCGATCTACGCTGTGATGACAGCAGGATCAACCCTGACTTCCGGGCAGAACCTGGTTGGACTGTACAACTCCACGGGAACCCTGCTGGCCTCTTCTGCCGATCAGTCTGCCAGCTGGACCAGCACCGGCCTGAAGGTCACGCCGTTCGTCTCTTCGGTTCCTATCCCCGCTGGCACGTACCACCTTGGCTTCCTGTCCAACGGGACTACGCCCATGTCGCTGCTCAGATCCCTCGGTTCCGCCGCTCAGGCAGCGACCATCAACCTGAACCTTTCCGTATCGACGGCAAGATGGGCAACCTCCGGGTCAGGGCTTACGGCCCTGCCTCCATCCGTAACCATGTCCGGTAGGGCACTCGCAGGTGGCGCCACTTGGGGCGCCCTCTCTTAAGGAGAACCATGGCTAAGCCCAACAAGAAAGCTCCCCTCGGTCAGGGTGGGCGCTTCGCCGCCGTCGCTAAGGCGGCCGGTGGAGGCAAGAAGGGAGCGGCTATCGCCGCTGCTGCTGGCCGCAAGAAGTACGGCGCCAAGAAGATGGCCTCGATGGCCGCCAAGGGAAGGAAGGGCAAGTGAGCGACGTTTACCGCAACGCGGTCACCACTCCGCAGGATGAACTGTTCGAGCCTCGCAACAACGACGTTGCCGACTACCCGACCGAGATCGCTGGTCCTGGCGGTAAGGCAACCCTGACGGAGAACAACGAGAAGGGCATCCTTGAGGCCATCGTCTTCCGGACGATGGATCCGTACAAGCTCGCTGCTCTCACGTCTACCCATGACGCTCACACTCAGGGCGTGTACGGCGAGACCGATGGGGGTAAGTACCGTGACTAGCATGCCCAGCTGGATCGGCATTGCTTCCCCTGCCCCCGTGAAGGGCTTCCAGCGCACGCCTAAGCCCCGATCTAGCACGATGCCCGGGGAAGCTGCTGCCGTCCAGGCTAAGGCCATTAGAACGGCTGCTGCGGCTTCGAGCCACAACGTGTTCCGTCCCGACATCTTCCGAGTCTCCGAAGGATACCTGAACTAACATGCCGCCCGCACAGAAGAAGACCGCAGCCCCTGAAGGGCTGCTCAAGAAGGGTTCCATCGTCTCCCTGGAGAAGGGGGGCCGGACCCTGACCGGCCTTGAGGTCATGGACTGGGACGACACGTTCGTCAAGTTCCGCTGGGACATCCACACTTCACCGCAGGCCGAGGTCGTCCTCATCCCCTGGGTGAAGATCGAAGCGATCGGACTGGTAGGTGAGCGATGAGCCGACGTGTCCGACGTGCGGAAACATCTTCGAGGCCTGCACGTGTAAAGGGGGCCAACTGCTCCGCCACGTGCGCCACCAGGGATCACCGGACCTACGGCGAATGTCTGAGGGCCAAGGGTATCCAGTTGTCGCCCCACGTCAACGGGGAGTACGGCAAGAAGCAGAAGACCTGGGACAAGGATCTCGATCACTACGAGTCCGCTGTCAACCAGGGCTTGCAGCCTGAGGGTACTCAGCGCTGGCAGGTAGACAAGGCTATCAAGGAGGCCGACAGTGTCTGAACTAAGGGTAGGACTCGAAGGCTACACGCCGGGCTCTGCGCCCGGCGTTGTCTCCTCTTCCCTCTCGGTGACCAACACCACGGGCGGTACGGCAGGTACCGCCACGTTCGTCAAGATCACAGATGGTACGGCTACCGCCAGCGTGGCGGTGCCCGGCACTGGTGGTTCATCTCTCCTGGTGGCTACTGGTACCACTGCGGCGGTGACCTCGCTGACCACCGCTACGACCGGCAACGGTACGGCCTATGACTTTGGGTCGGCCCGAGCGAACATCAGTGCCGCAGTGCTGGTCAACGGAACCGTTACCGCCGGAACGGTTCGGCTCGAGGGCTCCCATGACAACAGCAACTGGATCCCTCTGACTACGTCCGCGACCCTGGCCACCGGCGTCAATCAGGACGTCAGCAAGTCTGGTGTCGCGTACCGATTCGCTCGTGCCGTAGTCGGAACTACGGTCACGGGAGGTGGCTCCGTCACCGTTACGGTAGCCGCTGCCTGATGAACTCCTAACCCCCACAAGGAGTAAGTATGTCAGCTCAGATGAATGTCTCTATCCAGGATCTAGCGGGGGATGTAGTCGGCGTAAGGCCTGACGGATCTCTCACCGTGTCCAACATCCCCGAGGGCGCACTTCCGTACACCACGCTGATCGAGGATACTGCCGTGGTGACCACGGCCAACAACTATCTGTCGGTGTTCAACCCGATCGGTTCCGGGAAGAACGTCACGTTCGCTCAGTTCACCGCGTTCCCTTACGCGACCGGGGCCACTGGGCCCACGGTCAACATGGAAGTCTGGCGAGCCACGCTTATCAGCGGTGGTACCCAGCTTGCTGCGGCGAACATCAACAAGTTCGACACGCTTCAGCCCAACTCTATCTGTGAAGTCAGGACCGGCAACCCTGCCGCCACCCTGACGGGAACCCTCCCGATCCTGGCCATCCCCCCGGCGATCACCGCTGCTGCGGCAGGAGCCAGTGCGAGCGTCGCGATCATTCCCCCGTCGGCCTCTCTGTTCGTGTGCCACCCCGGCGAAGGTGTCGTGGTCCGTATGCCCGCTGGTGGCGACGTCGATGAACGCTGGTCACTCGGTTTCACTTGGCTTGAGATCTAAGGAGTACACATGGCTACGAGTTTCGATCAGCTTGTCTCGCGAGTCAAGCAACAGCTTCTCGGGTACACGAGGGATCAGGCTTCGATCTCGTACCTCGCTGCTCCCATGACAGCGACGGACACCACCTTCACGGTGGATCCGTCTACGGTGACGAACATCTCTCGAGGTCTGGTCGAGATCGGGTCTGAACTGATCCTGGTCAAGTCCTTCGATCAGTCCTCGGGGAACGTCACCGTTCTCGGTGGCGTCAACGGGCGGGGAGTAGAAGGGACTTCCGCTGCTACCCACTCGATCAACGACTTTGTCACCGACGACCCGATGTATCCGAAGGCTCGGATCATGGAGGCGATCAACGACACGATCAACGGTACCCACCCGGACCTCTGGGTGTTCGGTGAGTTCGAGTTCCCGAAGATCGCAGCACGCTACGAGTACCCTCTGCCCGAAGAGGTCGAGGACGTGTACAAGGTGTACGTCAACACCATCGGCCCTTCGGCCGTATGGTTCCCTCTCTCTTCTTGGCGCTTCAACCCTCAGGCCTCGACGACCGCTGGCCAGGTGAAGCCGACACCGGCCCCGACCGGCAAGACCCTTCAGATCATGCGTGACTTCATCGTGCCTGGTCGTAACATCCGAGTGACCTACTCGAAGAAGCCGAACACGCTGACCAATCTGAACGACGACTTCGAGACGACCACGGGCTACCCCGACAGGTACATCGACCTGATCGTGTACGGCTCGTGCTGGCGTCTCCTCCCCGCGTACGAAGCCGCGAGGCTTCAGCAGTCCCAGATCGAAGCGACCGAGCGAGCCCCTCTGGTTCCGACG